CCAATTCGGCTTCATAATACACTACGGCATCTGGAATATAAGATATATCTTTACTTATTTTTGAATACCAGGACATAATTAATTTTCGTAATCGTCCCAGTCGTCTTCTGAATCTTCATCGTCGTGGTCTTCTGAATCTTCATCTAAGTAATACTCAATAGCTTCGTCTAATGCTTCATCGAAACCAATAGCTGAGTGAAGTACTTTATCACTAATACCGTTATCTGCTAACAAATCCACATATCGTTCGGCTGCTAATTCTATTGTTTTTTTATCTAAATATTCTTTAAACAGCATCCAAATATCTGCAATCTGATTTTCATTCATGTTCAACTAACTCCTCTGATATAGTTACTTTTATTTTATCAAAATCTACCATTAATTTATCTAAGCAGTTTTCTTCGTTACGTTCCCATTCTTTTCGATAATATTTAAGTATTTCTCCATCGTTTGTTGTAAATGAAAGTCGGTTACCATCTTTTTTAAGATACCCTTTGGCTTCAGATAGATCTACTAATCCGCTGTAAGGATTCATACCTGTTTCATAAGGAATTTTTACTTGTACACTTTCAAAAGGTTTTGCGTATCGTGTTTTCATTACTTTACAAGCTGCACGAATTCCTCGTACTTCACTGATTTTATTGCCATCTTCGTCCTCTTTTAGTTTCAACTTTTTCATGGCAACCACAATAGAACTTGCGTAAATGAATCCTTGTCCTCCTGAAATCTTGTCGTCAGGATCGAACATATCTTGACTAGCATATGTGTGATTTGTAGCGATAAGACCAACATTAGCACTACCAAACATATTAACACAATTACGAACCAGCGCCGTGAGCGCCTTAGGTTTTCTGCCCATATCACCTTTTAAATCTCCTGCTTCAAATTGATTAACATCTGTAGGTGTTAACAACATTCCAAGACTGTCAATTACAAACAAGACTTTTGGACGATCCTCCATTGTTCTATATTCCTTCATAAACTCATTTATAGTTTTTGCTACATCGTCAATCATAGCCATATTAAGTTTAAGAAGTTTTTCTTCGCTAGTATCTACGCCAAGTGCCTTCAACCAATCTTCATCAAGTGCATTTTCACTATCAATTAAAATTACATATATGCCTTGTTCTTGTGCATGTCTGACTAAATTACCCGAACAAATGTAACTTTTGCCAGCGCCACTTTCTCCTGCAAATACAGTAACTTTGCCCAGCGGAACGCCTTTGTTAAAGTCTCCGCTAATAAGATAGTTCAATGCATAATTTCCTGTTGAAACCCAATCTGTAGGATCGTTGAATCCTACACCCAACCCGTCAATACTTTTAGTTAATGTCTTACGAAATTTTGTTAAATCAAATGCTTTTGCCATATTAGTTCTCCCTATGTAATAATAAAATAATAATTAATGCCTGTCAAAGTTTTTGATTATCTGCCGGCCTTAGTTTCTAATATTGTTTTGTACTGTTTGAACAATCGTTGTTCGTGATCGTACACATCTCCAAAATTGTTATAAACATACGAAATATCTTTATTGATACAATCCGTCATGTTTATTCCGATAGTTTTAAAACTTCCTAAATTCCACATTGAAAATTTAGAATGTGCATCTACTACTCTGTTTAACAGTGCAGCAGTATTATATGCTTTAGTATAATTCCATTCGTTCCACTCCCAATTAAAAGGATTTTTTGGATCTTTCCATGTTATTTCGAATTGTTCTGAATTTTTTTCCCATAATCCTTGTTTTTGATCCTGCATCATGATCAAGGGTATAAACCAGTAAAATCCTAATTTTGTATTCTTTAACCAGTTAGCTGTTTCTAAAAGATGTTCAATATTTTCTCCTGGAAGACCAGCTATAAAATGACAATCTATGTGTGTATTTTTCCACTTATCTTGAATTTCTAATAAAAAGTCTTTACCGCGACGAGCACTCCAAGGTTTAGATATTTTTTTAGCTGCATCTGGGTGAAATGTTTCTATACCGAATAATGCGCCTCTTTGTCCGCAATGATATAAAATATCTTGAGTATGAGAGTGCTTATCTAATAAATCTGCCCTATTATATGCTAAAAATTCTAATTTAAAAGGTAACTTATTATAAACTTTTTCTAAAGATTCTAACCTGTCCAAACTTGCGTTAAATGTATCATCTAAAAAATAATAACTAGTAGTTCCGAATCTTTCATACATTTCCACAAATTCGTCCACCATTAAGTTAATATCTTTTTCATCTGTTCCTGGTCTTTTTCCTAATCCAGGGTCTCTGCAGAATGTACATTGAAAGATACACCCTCGACCCCATTCAATAGGTAAACATTCACCAGGTAAAATACAATCATGATCTTTGTAAACGAATCTGTGATTACTTATATTAAAACTTTTTCGTTTAATCTTAGTTGCAAGACTTTGATTGCTTAATTCATCTAATAATTTTAGTAAGCTATTTTCTGCATAAGGATCAAAATTTCTAAAATCAAAAATTTCAATATTTTGTGTTCGATAGCTTACCGGCCCACCTGCAATAGTTTTAATTTTAGGAAATTCTTTTTTTATTTCTCTAATAGCATATTCTATATTTTCAGGAACTGTAGGAATTCTAGCATTGTTCATTTTTAATTGCGAGTCCCAAGTAGTCCACATTGTAGTACTTGCGCCTATTAATAAAGTACCATCATCTATGAACATTTTAGTATATTCTAATAATTCTTGTGGGCTAAACAGATGTGTAAATTCTATTACCTGACAAGTATAACCGTGTTCTTCTAACCATCTAGCTAAAGTATAACAAGCAATTGGTCTCCAAATAAAAGGTCTATACCCAATCTGACTGTAAAAAATTACATTTGCCATTAAAAAGAATAATTCATTTGAATAATAAGATCCCAGTACTTTTCTCTAGCTTTAATTGCCTGTAATGCTGCTTCGGTAGCTTCAGTTTGACGTTCTGTGTTATTATCACACAATTCTTCTAACAGCTTTCTTGCAGCTGGTCCATGTTCGTTACCATCTATTTCTACATGTCTTTTTAGATACCATTTAAATGTGTGGCTAGGTAAATCTGCATTTTCCAACTGATTTAATACTGATTGGAACTGTTCTGGCAATAAATCCTCACGTCCTAGTGCCAGAGCTGCACATATTATCCACGGTTTATCACTATCGACAAATTGTTTAGTCTGAGTCATGAAGTATTTTGCTGGATTAGGTACACGAGGGTGCTGAATAGCATTACTCCATCCTATATTTTTAACTAAATTAGGCCATTGTTCTATCCATTCAGTATCAATGCCTATTTCCTTCATGGCAACAACATAACTTTCAAAATGACTTAGATGGCCAGTACCGTCTATTGTAATATCGCTCTCTTCTCCTAGAACGATTTCATTGATCCACCGTCTTGCACTAGCAGAATATTTTGGAGTCCAAGGACTTCCGCTAGGGGCTAAGTGTTGTTGTAATTGTTTAGTGAGACACATGAAATCCCAGACTGCATATACATGATTTTCCATAAAGATTTTAAGATCTTCAATACAACCAATGCTTTGTCTTGAGGTCAAGGGATGCTGTCGTAACTTCCACTGAGCAGATTCGATTAATTTCCAGTCCATGATATAAAAAAGGGTGCGGGAAAGCCGCACCCTTCTAGTATTACTTATTACGATTGCGAATCATTGCAAGAATATCTTCTGCCTTGCTAGATCCTCCACTGGTAGGAGGAGTCGCATCTTTTTTAGGTGACGATGTCGTAGTTGGTTCTTCAAAATCGTCTTCTAAGTCTGGACTAGTTTGTGGGTTAGCAGGCGCTGATATTTTAGCAACAGGGTCTCCTGTTGATTGACTCATTCCTGCTGGTTTGAAATATTGACCCCAGCGTTCCATATCAAACGGTTCGCCATCGACACTGGCCTCAAACATTTCTTTGATTACTTTAAGTTCTACTTCTGTAGGCTTCTTTGGCAAGTAATCTTTAAGTGCAAACAAGCCGTGTGTTTCTAAAGCTGAGACTTCTTTGTCATCAAGTGGACGACTACGACGACTCCACTTACTGGTGCTATAATCTGCATAACCTCCTTTACTAGTCTTGATTAATTTAAAATCAACACCATTAATAGGATCAGTTGGTAGATCATCCATTTCTGGATCCAGCAATGCACCGCGAATAAGTTGGAATATCTGAGGTCCAATAATAAATCTACGAATTGGATTCTCTGGATGTTCAGTTTCCTTTAAACCATCTTCAACAACAAAGCCTTGGAAAATATAACTGCGTTTTTTCCAGTATTTACGACCTTGATCTTCGAGACTTGGATCTTTAAACCACCCACGTACTTCATTAAGTATCGGACAAGCTTCACCGTACATTTCCATACATGGAACATTTACTGTGACCTGTTTGCTTTCTGTTTGACCTTTAATTCCTGCGAAAGGAAGTTTGATCATTGCACGTTCTACCCAGAAGAATGTGTTGTCTGAATTGCCATCTGGAAGGAAACGTACTGTGGATTCGGAACCTTCTTTTAAGTTCCAGAACGGATAAATTGAATTATCTCCGCCTTTTGATTCGCCGCTGCTGCGGGTTTCTTGTTCTTTTAATTTCGCTCTGATTTCAGCTAAAGTTGCCATGATTATCTCCTATTGTTAGCCTATATTTGCCTTTAGTTTGCTTTAGTACCCACTAAAACAAAAAACGCATACGGTGTATTGTATGCGTTTTTATTTAGTCTTGCAAGAGATTTAACACTCTTTTTTTGATTTATTTTACCAATTATTTAAGCCCTGCAATTCTAAGCATAGCTGCTAATTCGGAACTCTCTAATGAACGTAGGTTTCTATCTTGTTTTGTAATACCTGGTCCCATTTTAGGCTGAGCCATTTGTCCACTTTGTGGTTTAGGTTGGGGTTGACCACCTTGTCCCATTTTTGGCGGTGGCTGAATTTTTTTAGGAGCCTGGTATCCTTTGCCAAAGGCACCACGATCGATTGGAAATTTTTGACTGGATTCTGGATCAACTTCGTCAGGTGTCTGAAATGACCCTGGTCCAGGTCCAGGATCTCTGAGAGTACCTTGCTGACCTGCTTGCTGACCTGCTTGGAAATTAGTTGCTAAATCTGATACACCTTGACGAATATTGCCAACTGTATCTCTTACACCTTTTTGTACTTTTCCAACTGCACTACCTGCCTTGTAGGCCAGATCGTCACCGAAGCCTTCTTCAAAATCATCTTTGGTGTTTACTGCTTTTGACCCTTTATCTAATGCTTTGGTATCTTTGTCATGTGGATTTACATATGTTGATTTGGGATCAAATTGGGTTGCTATCTCTTTTCTGTTAGCCTTGTCAACATCGTACATACTAGGTGATGTTTTAGTTTGTGTTGTTTTTGACGCAGAAGAATTTCCTACTTCACCTAAACCAGATAATTCTTGAATTCGACGCATTTCTGCTTGTGTCATTAATTCATTCATAATGTGCTTGGCTTTACCTAAAGCTTCTTCACCAAATTTTTTCTCTACTGAAATTAATACGCCAGTTGGTCCTTTTGGTGTGTTGCCGTTTTCGTCAAACATACTTTTAACAAATTCTACTACTTCGTCGCCACTATCTGCATATCCTTGATCGAAAAATTCATTTACATTTAATCCAGCTCGTTGTATAGCATCTGCTAACGATACTTCTTCTCCAAATAATGTAAATGTATCTTCTGCTGTCATACCTGCTCTTTTTGCACGTTCTACTACTCGTTTAATATTTTCAGCCATGGCTACTCCTGGTGTTGTTGGCATACTAGGTGGTACAGCAGGAGCTGCTGCTTCTGGCGGAGGTGCGGCAGGTGCTGGCTCTGCTGTTGGTTCAGGTGCTGGTTCTGCTGAAAAATTAAGTTTACTTAAAACATCCGTTCCGTTTTCTTGATCTTTAATAGTAACATAATCTTTGATAATATTTCTTACATCCGAATCAGGGTTAATATCAGCTAATTCTTTAAACACATCGACAAGCTCTTTATCATCTATAATTTCTGACAAACTTTCAATGGCATTTGTGCCATCTGTTCCTACTGGAAATTCTTGAGCTAGCAAACTGTTTAATTTTTCAATAGCCACCGATTGTTCTTCTTGATTATTACTAAAAATATCGGGACCTTCACCTAAAATTTTGTTAAGATAATTTTCAAATTGTTGTTCTACATCTAAAGAATGTTTTTCAATAGATACTGGTGCGGAAGATAAATTGCCAGTTTCTTCTACTGAAACAAATTCGTCAAAATTCATTTCTTTTATTGGATCAATATCTTGGCCGACTATTTTATAAATGTAAGGAAATACACCTTTTAATTCTTCATTAAATGTCTTAATTGTTAACCTGTCTACCCAATCGTTAATAATGTCTTCTGGAATTTCTTGTACTTCTGATTTAGTAAACGATTCACTAAAACTCTGATAATAAGAGTGTTTTTGTAACTGATTTATTTCTTTTTTAACTTCTTCTATTCTTTCAATTACTCTTACAGTAATGTCACTCATTGCTTCTGACACAACCGGAGTTCTTCCTACATAACCCTTAAATTTTCTAAGATTAGACAATTCTTCGCTGAGACTAACAATATATTGACCGATATCGTCGTAAGGAATGCCGCCGTTTCTAATATGTTCGGCCATAGCCCTTGCACCGTTAATATGGCGCATTGGGTATTTAAATCTTTCCCCTTGAGCATTTTCAATATAAATGCTTTCGATGTGCATGGTTCTACCAGCTGGGATGTTTGGATTAATTGGCTGAGTATGTCTAATAATTAACTTAGTCTCTCCTAAGTCCTGATAACTGGTTTTTAAACTACCCTGCAACTTACTTTCAGTCATTTGTGAATCTCCACGTTTTTGAATATTTGTTAGGTTCAAATCTCTCACTTCAAAATTAAGAATCTTTTGTTTAGCAAATTTTCGTAATTCTTCTATAAAATTAAACCATATAGTTTTTATTCTGCTGGATTGATCTTTAATTACATCATTGCTAAACATTACTGTAAGACCGTCTTCTTCGGTAAGATCAATTCTAATACTGCCCAACGATATATTATTCTTTTTGAATTCAAAATCGAACTGACGAGCTAATTTTTCTTCGTCAGTAGGGTTTCCTTCTGCATCTTTTAAGCTGACCTTAGGAAAGGTGGATCTTAATTTTGCAAACAGTTCTTGAGCAGCTAAATCTAAGTTTTTTTCCATACTGATATTTATCCAAGCATACTTGAAACAAAAATGGGCATAGGAAGCTCGTAATCCTCATCCTCTAAGCCCTCATTAGAACTGAAAGTATCAAAGACTCTGCTATCCCAATCTGCTAAAACTTGGCTCATACGTACAATAAGCAGTAATGCACTTACTAAATCGTCTTGTTCTCCAGCTTTAGCTTTAAATGTAATACCGGCGGCTACAAATGCTTTAAGCTCCGATATAAGAGGTTTAGAGTGAATCTTCATTTTACCTGATTCTACAAGGTATTTTAATCTTGCTGCCGCAGAAATTTTAGTTTTATGTGTAGTATTGAACCCTTTTCTAAATTTTCTCACATGCCCTTTTCTTATAGGTTCGCTGACAAAAAGACCTGGAAAATGTTCTTCTCCTATGTCTCTAATACAGATTAGTCCAGCTTCTCCAATATTGTTATTTTCTAAGCTCCAATATATATTTCGACTATTATCATCGCCTACACAATCTTGTAAGTATTTTAATATTTCTTTTAAAATTTTTATTTGTCCTTGAATAGGAGTCAAATTATGCTGCCATTCGGCAACCTGAATGAAACTAGGTAGTTCGAACACTTGAATGCCTGCACTATTGCCACCAGTGCCTAAACTTGGATCTAACGCAATTGCATAAATGTGATCTTTGCTAGGAGTCTTGTACCAGCGTGTTTGCCCCATGTTCATTATAGGTTGCTTGCCGTCTAATCCGGCAAGACAAATACTGCTAATTAGAGTTTCGTCATAAATTAAGAATTCGCAATTATATTCTCTACGAAATCGTTCTTCACCAATGCGTCCACGTTCTTGTGAAGCCCATGCATCGTCACGATCTGGATGTTCATCCCAAGTACATGTAAAAGGAAAAAAGCCGTTAACTCCTACATCTTGTTCATTGCCAAATTCGTCAA